GCTAACGAATTTACTGTATTTGTTTACGGTTCTGAGTTCAAGAAAGGTACTACAGGAATGATTGGTTCATTGGAAGCTGAAGATGAAATCTTCTCTAACAGCCCAATCATCATCAAAGATAAGTACGCTGTTTCAGGTTCTGACATGGCTCAGATTGGTTGGATTGAAGTAACTACTGAGAATGGTGCTACAGGATACCTTTGGTATTTGAAGTCTGAGCACGAAACTCGTCTACGTTTTGAAGACTACTTAGAGACTTCTATGTTGGAAGCTGTTCCTGCTGAAATAGGTTCAGGTGCTGCTAACGCAGGTGTTAACCCAACTTATGGTAACAAAGGTTCTGAGGGTGTATTCTACGTAGTAAACTCTCGTGGTAACGTATGGGGAGGTGGTAACCCAACTACATTGGGTGACTTCGACACAATCATCTCTCGTCTTGACAAGCAAGGCTCTATCGAAGAGAACGTATTGTTCTTAAATCGTGAGTTTAGCTTTGACGTTGATGATATGTTAGCTCAACAAAATAGCTACGGTGCTGCAGGTACATCTTACGGTTTGTTTGATAACGACCGCGATATGGCCTTGAACCTTGGTTTCACAGGTTTCCGTCGTGGTTATGACTTCTACAAGACAGATTGGAAATACTTAAATGACCCAACTATGCGTGGTGGTTTGACTGCATCTGCTACAGGAACTAGTACATCTAACGTAATCACAGGTCTTCTTGTACCTGCAGGTTCAACTACTGTATACGACCAAATCCTTGGTAAAAACGCTAAGCGTCCATTCTTACACGTGCGTTACCGCGCTTCTGAGACTGAAGACCGCCGTTACAAGACTTGGATTACAGGTTCTGCCGGTGGTGCTGCTACTAGCGACTTGGATGCAATGGAAGTTAACTTCTTATCTGAGCGTGCTGTATGTACCTTGGGTGCGAACAACTTCGTATTATTCCGTTACGGAGCCTAATCTTAGGATTAAAATAGGGAGTGTCTTCAAAGACACTCCCTTATTTTTATTGTAAACTTTAATTATATTATATCTTATGTCAAAAAAAGGAAAGTTGGCTCCTGCCGACAGAGTCTATAGACTCAAGAATGAGAAGGCACCATTGTCTTACATGTTATCAGCAAGAAACACAAAACGCTCACCACTTCTTTGGTACGATGAAGAGTTAAATCAGAATCGTCCACTGCGATATGCAATAAACCAAAAAACCCCATTTGAAGATGAGCAGGACGGAAATCCTGTTATTCAGGCCATTATATTTGAGAATGGTTTTTTAAGCGTTCCAAAAAACAACCCTGTACTTCAGGAGTTCTTGCACTACCATCCACAGAATGGTCTTGTATTTGAAGAGGTTGATAACGAGCGTGACGCACAGGAAGAGGTAGAATACCTAACTGCTGAGGTTGACGCATTGATTAAGGCCCGTGAGCTTTCAATCGAAGAGCTTGAGACAGTTTATCGTGTGTTATTCAATAAGGACGTAAGTCGTGTTACAACAGCCGAGATGAAGAGAGATGTGCTTATCTATGCACGTAACTATCCCGGCGGGTTCTTGGATGCGTTGGACGACCCAATGCTTCGCCTTCAATCGCAGGTACACATTTTCTTTGATATGGGGTTACTTGGATTCCGAAACGGAAACAAAGAGGTTTGGTATAGCACACCAACCAACAAGAAAAAAATGCTAAATATTCCTTACGGTGAAGACCCATATGTACTTGTTTCTATGTATCTAAAAAGCGATGAAGGACTAGAAGCATTAAAAATGTTAGAACATCATTTGCAGAATGCATAAATAATGTTATATTTGTAATGTTGTTTTAGAGTTTATGCTCATTTTGTTTGTTTGATAAAGGTGTCCTAGTGGCACCTTTATTTTTTTGTATCTTTGTGAAAAGATATTTCAATGATTAACTCAGTAAGAAACACCGTATTGTCAGTTCTTAATAAGAACAACTACGGTTATATCTCTCCCTCTGACTTTAACTTGTTTGCACAGCAGGCACAGATGGAGATTTATGAAGAGTACTACAGTAGCTATAATAAGACCATAAACGCAGAGAATGCAAGGGTATCAGGAACTGAGTACGCCGACATCGAGAATCCTATTGCAGAGGTTTTAGAGAGCTTCTTACGCAATGACACATTAACTCAAGTTACTCCTGCGAGCAATCAATACTACGTACCATCATTAGTAACAACAGGTTACAACTTCTACATGATTAGTCGTCTGACTTGCTTCGACCCTACAGGAACATCTAGGCTAGGTGATGCGGAGAAGGTAGCTAACGCACGTTTATACATGTTGTTGGACTCAATGCTTACGGCTCCTACTACAAAATATCCATCTTATATTATTGAAGGTGATATCATTACTGTTTATCCTGATACCATTAACGGTGCATCATCATTAAAGTGTTCTTACTTTAGATTGCCAAAAGACCCTAAATGGACATACATAAACCTACCTAACGGAGAGCCTGCGTTTGACCAATCACAGCCGGACTACCAAGACTTCGAGCTTCCATTTGAAGATGAATACAAGTTAGTTATGAAGATTCTTCAGTACTGTGGTATGTCAATCAGAGAGATTCAAGTTGCACAGTATGCAATTCAGCAAGAGCAGGCCGAGAATCCTGCATTTAGTACACAACAATAATAGACCATGGCATATATTTCACAGTATCAGTACTACGAGAATGGTGGTAATCAGCCTGAAGACGCCAATTGGGGGTCATATCAGTACGTAAGTCTACACGACATTGTCAATAATTTTTTGTTGATGTACTCAGGTAACCATTCATTAATCAATAATGAGGAGCGCTATAAGATTATATTTCACGCAAAAAGAGCTGTACAAGAGCTTAATTACGATGCGTTTAAGGAAATTAAAGTACTTCAGCTTACAGTGTGTGACCAACTAAGGTTCGTTCTACCTTCTGACTATGTCAATTGGGTGCGAATCTCGCTATATAAGGATGGTGTTATTAGACCGATGACTGAGAATATTCAAGTTCAGTCCGCAAAGGCATACCTTCAAGACAATAATTGCAAGATTCTTTTTGACCAAAACGGAAATGCACTTGAGCCACAGTACTCTGAGCTTGACTTTGACCGAATTACAGGAACTCAAAAGAGTATCTACCTAAACCCACTTAGTCAGTATAATGGGCAGTACGGTTGGTATTATGAGGGCGCTTGGTATTTTGAGGCAGGAATTGGAGCTAGATACGGATTAAATACTGAGACGGCTAACGGAAATCCTCAGTTTACTATTGATAAGAAGGCAGGAGTTATTAACTTTAGCTCGCATATGTCAGGTGAATCTGTTATCCTTGAGTACATATCAGATGGTATGGAGAATGGTGATGATAGCTTAGTTACTGTAAATAAGTTGTTTGAGAAGTATGTTTATGCATACATATCTTACGAGATACTCAACTCAAAGCTAGGTGTGCAGGAGTATATTGTTGCTAGGGCTAGGAAAGAAAAGTCTTCTCTGCTACGAAATGCAAAAATTAGATTAAGCAATATTCACCCGGGTAGACTGTTGATGAACATGCGCGGTAAGGATAAGTGGATGAAGTAATATGGCAAAGCTCACAAGAAATTTTAACAAGGGTATAATGAATAAGGTCGTTGATGAACGACTTATACCCGATGGTCAATATATTGACGCGCTAAATGTACGTATGGGCTCTACTGAGCAGAAAAGTATAGGAGCCATTGAAAACACAAAAGGTAATCTTCCTTTGACTACATTGGTCTATATTGACGGTACTCCACTAAGTACAGAAGCAAAGACTATTGGTGCATTTGAGGATGGTGCCAACGAGACCATCTATTGGTTTGTACACGACTCAAACTTTCCTGTAGGGGCTACGGGCAAGCTTGACTTAATTATGTCGTTCAATGTGCTCACAAACATACTAACGTACCACGTTATTAGCATTGATGATGGAGGTGGTTCAAACACTACGCTAAATTTTAATGAGAAGTACGTTATTACAGGTGTAAATAAGATTGATGACCTACTTTTTTGGACGGATGACTACAATCCACCAAGATTTATAAATGTAAAGGATAACTATCCAAACCCATCTTCAGGCAATATTGACTACTACGTACCATCTTTATCGGCATCTTTTCCTGATGTATTTAAAGAAAGACTTCAAGTAATTCAGAAGCCACCTGTCGAATCTCCTGAAATTCAGCTTACATCTATACCAAACCAAGCAAACTTCTTGACGGATAGATTCATATGCTTTGCATACCGATATAGATATGCTGAAAATCAGTATTCAGCAACATCTCAGTTTAGTGAGCCTGCATTTCAACCTGAACAATTTGATTTTAGCAACTCTGACTACCTAAATAATGGTATGCAGAACTCATTTAACAATGTTGTTATTACATATAACACAGGAGGACCTCTTGTTGTTGGTGTAGACCTTCTCTTTAAGGAGATGGAGAGCAATGTAATTAGAGTTATTGAGAAGCTTGATAAGTCGGAGCTTGGTCTATCAGACAACACAGACTACACATACAACTTCTCAAACAGCAAGATATACACAATACTTCCCGAGTCAGAGATACTAAGGCTATACGACAATGTGCCATTATTAGCTAAGGCACAGACGGTTATGGGTAATCGTCTAATGTATGGAAACTATTTAGAGGGGTATGACTTGCTAGACAAATTTGGGAATGCGGTAAGATTTGAATATTCTACCGTATTAACCTCTGAAAATATTGGTTTAACTGATGTAGTAAATTCTTTAGCATCGGGAAATTATACTATTGACGGAGCAGTATCTATTAATAATGCCGTTGTAGATGTTGATTTCTCAGGCATATCTCTTACTGAGGGGTCAATAATTACAATTGATTTCTCATTAAGCCACTCAGCGTTTTCAGGGAGCACACCATACCCTATTCAGACAAATAATAGTGTGAATGTATCATTCAACTACTACTTACCTCAAGACTTTGCAAGTGTGTTTGATATGGTATCAGACCCATCTTTTCAAGATGCAGTTGGAACTATTACAAATGTTCAGACGATGGCTAACTCGTGTAATGGTGTTACGCTATCAGACGCGTTTAATTGCGCAATGCTATCAACGCTAGATACTTACTCAAAATACACAAGTGGTATTAATACTGCTAACCTATTGGTATCAGCATTAAATACAGTTGGAGATGTTATTTCATTTCAGTTTCCTGCTGTTGCTTACGTGGATAACTTAGTAACACCAACATATACAGCATATGAATACATGCAGATTAACTCTGCGGAGTCTTTCTTTCAAAAAATATCACAGAATCAAAGCCTGCATAGCAATCGTGACTATGAGATTGGAATTGTATACATGGACGACTTTGGCCGCTCCACTACAGCGCTTGTTAGTCAATTTAATACAGCTCATGTGCCGTGCGGTGACTCAGACAAAAAGAATCGCATACTTGTTGAGATACCATCTGTCCCTGTTCCTCAGATAGCCCCATATTGGGCTACAAGATATAAGTTTGTCATAAAGGCAGATAAAGACACGTATGAAACAATCTACACAAATATTTTCTTTGTTGACCCTGAGACCGGAAATGTTTACTTCTATCTAGAGGGTGAGAATGCAAGAAAGGTAAATGCAGGAGATAGGCTTATTGTCAAGAGAGACTCTCAAGGAGCTACAGATGTATGTGCATATGCTACGGTTCTTGAGGTTGCATCTCAGGCAGCAGACTTTATTTCGATACCTAGTCCATCGAACCCAACGATAAATATACCTATTCCCGGTGGTGTGTACATGAAGATTAAGCCTAACGACTTTAGTGCTGTATTTAATGAGAACTCGTACATATCAGAGGGTGTTATATCAAATGTATCTCAAGCAAATCCAATTGCCCCAACGGTAGGTTATCCTATGAACACTGAGGACCCTGCTGCCCCCGGGTTTTATGTTGACTATGATGTCCCTCAGGGTACAATCATAAAAGTAAAACTTAAGTTTAAGAGAGGTGAAGAGGGAGACAGTAATCAGAACTGCGAAGCAAGGATATACACACTAGAGAAAAATTTTATTTCTCAAGGCAACTACACTGACATGTATCAGTGGTTTGTCAATGACAATATTGGTAACGCCTTAGATGATGGTGTTTCTTGGGTTGGCCCTGACAATAACCCTTTGACTAACTGTCCTATTCAGAATATATCGAGTAATGTGCTACTTACAGGTACAGCTGTATATCCTAATGGCTCATATCCAACAGGGTTTCCTACACCAACAACATGTATAAACTACTATCAGTTCTATAGAAATACACTAAGCAATCAGCTTCAGTTATTTATGTCAGGTACACCAAAGTGCGGTGTAGCTCAGCGAATATCATCTATTGAGGCTGAGTTTCAGATTTATCGTGCTGACTCTTTGTTCATATTTGAGACAGAACCTAGCGATGCGCTTCCTGATGTATTCTTTGAGAACGAACTATCGTTTGAGATTAATACACTTGGAGAACACCAAGGTAATATAATGAATCAGAACCTAACTACGGGTTCGCCTGCTGTTATTGACACAGGATTCTTTAACTGCTATGCATTTGGTAATGGAGCCGAGAGCTACAAGATTCTTGACTCAATCAAAGGAAACTATATCCTCCTAGGAAACAGGGTGACTGCGGTAGCTGCTGAGGACTATGAGGCAGTTAGAAGATATGCAGATATTACCTATAGCGGTATCTACAATAATGAGAGCAACGTAAATAAGCTCAATGAGTTTAACCTTGGCCTACTTAACTACAAGCAGCTAGAGCGCTCTTTTGGCTCTATATATATTCTTGATGCCCGTCAGACTGATGTACTCGTACTTCAGGAGGATAAGATTTCATATGTTCTTACAGAAAAGAACTTGCTATCTGACGCCGGAGCAGGTGGCGCACTCACTTCGGTGCCAAATGTATTAGGTACTCAGATTGCACGAGCAGAGAAGTATGGTATCTCATTTAACCCTGAGAGCTATATTCAGTGGGGCGAAGATAGATACTTTACTGATGTCAAGCGCGGGGCTGTAATTAACCTAAAAGATAGCGAGACGGGAATGAGTCAGCTTCAGGTTATATCTGAGGCAGGTATGAGCACTTGGTTTAGAGACCTATTTATCACTGACTTTGACACTCAGAAGCTTGGTGCTTATGACCCATACTCAAAGGAGTATGTATTAAGCTCTAATGAGACAAAGATACCAACGGTTACTGAGTGTATATCATGCGGAATAACACAGGAATTTGTTCTGTCAGGCGGCGAAAAAATTACTGAGTACTGTGTAAATGTTGGTAACTTAGTTGGTGATGTTAATATTGTTTACAACGTAACTAGCATAGACCCATCTGATACATTTGAGGTAGCAGCTAACTATAATGGGACTATCTATACCACAGGAGCAACTACAACTGATGGAACTCTTGTTGTTGACAAGGATGTTATTTCAGCTGAAACAGTTGAGATTCAAGTCACATCAACCGGTCCTGTAGTAATTGAGATTACAGTAAACTGTCCTATTGCAAATGAGCTTACGGTGGTTGAGGTTGTACTTACAGAGGCTATGGATGCGGGTCAGAGTATTATTACTCAGTGGAGATATACTGACGGTGCTTATGTCGGCTCACTTCAAAACAACCTAGTTACATTTAACACAGGCGTAAACCCAATAGTATCAAGATACAATACAGTAGTTGGTCTTCAGGGGGCTGCTAACATACCGACTGATGGAAGCACTGTAAGAATGATTTCAAACAAGGTATTCCCTACTAACTTTGACTTTGACCCGGCTCAGAATAAATTTAGGTATCTACGTACAAACACATTGTATAATAACAATACTGTTGATATAAATGCATTGGTTTCGGCATCATCAGTAGGAACTATATCAGGTGGTGGTACATACTACTACTCAGATGTCCCTGCAGGCGCTAACGATAACTATCTGTACTTAGTTTGGGACTTACGAAAGTCATACCTTGTAGACCTTTGTTGGTCAGCAGACCCGCTAGATATTGACTACGTATGCTGCGATTGCGACCCTTGCTCAGACCCTTGCCGAGAGTGGTCTTTACAGAATGTTGGAGAGGGAGTAGCTTCAGTTAGGTACACTGACTGTAGCGGTATTGTTCAGACCATAACAATAGATGAAGGTCTTACAAGAATTATATGTGGTCTTTCAACAGTAGCACCACTAGTAATAGCAGGTGGAGTAATTATAACAGTATCGCAGGAATGCGGATGTAGAGAATAAAATTAATTAATATGCCAACATACTATTTAGACGGACCATCATTAGCACAAGCTACAGCGGTATATACTGACTCCGCACTTATGACATGTGCGCCTGATGGAGTATATTCAGACGGCACAATTACGCGTGTTCAGACAGGATGTGTATTAGGAAGTGCAAAGTTTTGCCCATCTTGCGGTGAAGGCTGTGGCACTAGCTTAGATGAATTAAAAGTAACTACCGGAGTATATTTGTCAACTATTGACTTAGGCAATGACCCCGGAGACACAGGTGCCATCATCGTTAGCTTTGAGCCTTTAAGTTTTCCGAATGGATTTAAGGCTGTGTACGATGGTGTTACATATAACACATTTAGCTCTCCTGTATATGGGCACATGACTGCACCATTAGGACTCACAAACTATATGGGGGACCAAGATGATGACTGCGGAATCACCTCATCAAGTTTCATTCTAGATAACTACGATTGGGATGACACAACTAATACGTATGTGTATAATGGAACTACGTCAGCGGTCAGTGCACTACCATCTCAACTTAACTTAACAGTTAACCCTCCGGGAGTCTGCATAATGGTTATACCAAAGGTCGGTCTTAATCCATCATCTTTAGATATAACTATAGAATCTCCTTGCGGTGCTAACTTTGGTCTAGATGTAAGCTGTCCAACAGTTCTGTTCCCAACATACACAAGTCAGGTTGCCCCAACAGAAGAGATTGTTTGCGAGTATGACGATAACCTTATATACTATAACTATCCCGTCAATGGCAATGGTGTAACCCTTGGT